TGTCAGCCCAGTGACAAGTACGCCCTGCCCATCCTGCAGCTGTATCACCACGGTCTCTGTGGCCCCTGTCTCGCGCCCGTCAGGGAGCACACCGGTGCAGCAGACCTGATAGGTTCCAGCTGGCAGGTTGCCGTCCATCACTGCGACGGTTGGCGTGTTGGGAAACGACCAGCGCCACGGTAGCACGGTGCTGTCAGGCAGGATGACACCGCTATCAGAGCCATTGTTGAAGAACACCTGTCCGTTGACTTCAGCCCAGTACATCGGTGCGTTCGACGATAGGCCATAGATGCCAGCCCCTTCAAACGTCGTGATGGCATTGCCGTCGACAAGGTAGAAGCGGCTGAAGTCGAAGGTGCTGTAGGCGCTTGAGAATGCACCTGGGCGCATCAGTGCGTAACCCTCGCGCTTTGTCAGGGCGCCGGTGTCGGTGATGTTGACGTTATCCGCCTGGACGAGCCAGCTCATGTCCAGCCGCATGGGGTCGGACACGTTGTTGATGCCCTGGAATGTGGCGATGGTTTCCATGCCTCACCACACGGCCTTGTTGCTGTGAGTGCGGTTTGCTTCTGATGCGCGCCGATAGTCGGCATCTGGCCGGAGTCCAAAAACTCGGGTGAACTCAGCCAATGCAGTAGCCGACTTTCCTGGATTGAATGTCTCGGTATCCGGCCGGCTGTAGCAGCGGTGCAAAGCCCATTGAACAAGGTGGCGATGGTGAATGCGGCCAATCTCGGGCGATTCACTGCCTTGATCTTCGATGTTGACCAGTGGCAGCCTGTAGCATTCCAGCGCTATGACGCCATCGGTGCTCGGTTTGCACGCGATTTGCAATGTCGTGTCGTTTTGAATGGCGTACCGCGGCAAATCGGTGTACTTGCGCCAATCCGGGTAGATACGCTCCAGCTCCACCATGTCTGTCAGGTAGAGCTTTTCCTCTGTCGTCGAACTCATCGGCGTGAAGGCCGCGCGCGTGATGCTGATAATCGACTGATGTAGGGAATAAACGCTCACTCCGGCTGTCACTGTGATGTTGCAAACAGTGGCTGTGGTGGTGTCGTGAATCAGACTGGCTCTTATGCAGGCCTCTTGTTCAGCCTCATTGAGCCAAGATGTCACGTTTGCATCCGAAGACAAATATGGCAATTCCAGGTCAAAGGCATCTGACCTGAACTGCGCAATGAGTTCTTCGAGCGTCATTTACAGCGCCCCAAATTGGTCAATCAACTGCACAACCTTGGCGCGCATGTTTTCGACACTGAGCGTTTTTGGCAGGGGTTGTCCGTACTTGATGCTGGCGTAATTCTTGAGCGCGTCCTTGTCCATCAGATTGATCTGGTCAACGAGGTCTTGGCGCTGGTTCACGTCTTTCTCTTGCAGCGCCTGTTCTTTGGCGGCGGCTTCGAGTTGGGCTTGTGTGCCATCACCGCTTTCGGTCTTTTCTGGAGTGGTGGCACCTTCGCCTTTGGCAAACACATCGGCATGGCGCAGCAGGAGCTCTGCCAATCCATCTGGGACGACCCTTGTCTGACCTGAATCGAATGTCAAGCCGGAGCCGTAGTTGCGCTCAACAAATGGCGCTTCACGGCCAAAATACTGAACGGCAATGCCTTTTGTGTCTGCCATGAAAACTCCTTGTTGACAGGGGCTGGCATGGGATGATTTGACTCAGCCCATGCCCGTTTGCGGGTGCTTACGCGCCCAGACGCTCGCCGTGAACAATGAAGTCCACGCGGCTGGCCTTGGCGTTGTTGGCACCAGCCAGGGTAAGCACCAGATTGGCTTCTTTAGCCAGCACCACGGGGGCTTTGCTTGAGGTTGTCCGAATCCGGCCAGCAGCATTCAAGGCCAAACCAGTCCCGAAGTAGGAGGCGTCTTGCGGAACGTCTGCGCTGTCCACGCCATCGGCGTACACAAAGCCCAGCGAGCCCGTGACTGCTGCCGTCATGGCCGTTGAGACGATGACTTGTGCGTCTTCCAGCAACATGCCAGCGGGCAGAGTGTTGAGGGTGACAACGTCAGCGATAGCCAGAGCTGCTGTGCTGTTGGCATTCACTGCGGCACCGGTCGCACTGGTTGTAAGGGTTGCCCGGTAGGTGGTCACATTGCCTTCGCACTGGACGCCGCCGAACTGGTTGATACCGATACCTTTGAGTTTTACGTTTGCCATGATGGCTCCTAAAAATGATGGTCAAAAGATGCCGGGTGCGATTGACACCCGGCACACTTGGTGGGTTAGCCGCGAGCCTTGATGATCGGAACGGCGGTATCGAGCACAGTGACACCATGGTCGGTGAACTGAATCTCGTCGCCACGATCAACCGCGAAGCGGACCTTGCTCATGCCCAAGATGGCACCAATCAGCAGCTCCATCTTGTCGCCGTGGTCGCCCTTTTCCTCGGACCAGAAGAACGGCATACCGCTGTGCTCAGACGCTGCAAACGCCTGCGCCAGAGCTTGACCACCCAACAGAATGGCGCGGTCAATGGCGAACGTCGTTCCAAACCCGGCAGGTACAAGGCAGGTGCTTTCCACCTCGGTGTCGTAAGCGGCGCAGTAGCGAATCGTGTCACCGGCATAGAAGCGGATCGGCTTGGGCATCTTGACCAGCAAAATGCCATTCCACAGACCCGCATCTCCCATGAACAACGGGTTTTGCTTGGCTTGCTGTGCGCGTGCCATGGCGGATGCCTGCATTGATCGGAAAGACGAATCGGTGGCAAACCCGCTGTACTGGGCTGGCGACAGCAGCATCACACGAATGGGCGAGTCGGTTGCAGCCTGGTCGCCATCGAATTGCACTGGGGGCGGCGGCAGCTCGATCTGGTCCATAAAAGTGCGTACCGCATCAACGGTGGACATCTTCAGTAAATCGGTGGTGGCCATGTCAATGTCACCGCCACTCAGTGCGATTTGCTGGATTGACCCAGCCTTGGCCATGTAGTGCCGGTTTTTGGTGGGGGCCTTGACACGGTTGACCATGATCTTGCTGAAGGCTGTGTTGGACTCCACAGGAATGCGCCACTCAATGTTGTCGTGCGAGCCACGCGCACCGGCCAAATGCACCAGAATAGACTGGTCGATGTAGTCGTTCATTTTTTGCTGTGCCAGCGGGCGACCAACACGGCGCAAATCCACGGGCGAGCGAATCTGGCTCATCACGTCGCCCATGTCGATGGGAAACCGCGCCTGGTTGACGCGCAGCTTGTCCTCGCTGATCTTGATACCAACGCCCTTGCCTTCGGCAATCTCGCTACCCATGATGGGATAGCCACCGGACGGGTTGATCAAGTTGAAGCGCACTTCATCACCCTTGCCTTTGCCCAGGTCTTGCGCCTGCACAATAGGCATACTGGTGCTGGACTGCTTCTTGACCGTGGCCAGAGCGCCTTCCATCTGCGGCATTTTGCCGGTCAGACGGTTCATGGTGGTGTTGCGTTGCTGGCACTGTGCGAACACACCTGCCGCTTGTTCGACCATGGCTTGGGGATCGCCGTAGGCCATGCGTGTTTTTGCTGTCGCCATTTTGATTTCCTTCTGTGGGATAAAGCCGCGCCATCCCGGCGCTGCTGTTGGTTACTAAAAGTTCCGGTTGAGATACTTCTCGATTTGCTCTGGAGTCATGCTTTGCATGGCCTCACTCATTTGGGCTGGCGACATCGAATCCATGGCTTCAAATTTGCTGCCTGGACCCGCTGTACCACCCGCAAAATCCGTGAGGCTTGCTGGTACGGCAGTTCTCGCTTTCGAAATCACTGCTTGCGCAGCATCCTCCACGCCTGATTTCGCAGGCGGCGTCAGTTTTCCAGTAGCGGCCTTGTAGGTATTGAGTGCTTCAATAACCTGCTCGGCGGTGCCTTGCGTGATGACGGCTTTGTAGCCATCTCTTGCAAATGACGGTTGAGCGTCAATCCACTTTGCAAAACTCTCGCTCTGCGCAATGGACTCAACATCAGGGTGGACGGCTTCAATGGCGGCAAAGTGGGCGGTTTCTGCTGACTCTGCTTGCTTTGCTTGCAACGGGGCAAGCACGGCATTCAGCTTCGCGTCAAATTCAGCCTGGAGCGCAGCGGTTGTGTTCGCTACGATCTTCTTCACGCCATTGGTGATACCTTCCTCGCTGAAATCACCGAATAGATCTGCATCGTCTGCCGCTGGCGTTTCAGCCGGTGGCGCTGCTGGTGCGGCCTTTTGAGCCTCCAACTGCGCTTGCGCATCCAAAGCGACTTGCTTCCAGTGCTTTTCAGCTTCCCTCGCCTCGACCAGCTTCTCGTATTCGATGGTGTGAACACCGTCCTTGGCAAGAATCACCG